TGGTTTTATATTAACTAAGTGGTATGTAAAGTATATGGACATTAAAAACCCATTTGACTCTTATAAGTTTTATATTAACAATGTGGTATGTAAATTGTTGTATTTGTGGAAGTGAAAAGGGACTTATACCAGTTTTATATTAACTATGTGGACTTAAAATTAAAAATAATCAAAAACACTTACTTGAATAGTAGGTGTTTTTTTAATGAAAGGAGGTGATAATAATGTAAAAATTTTACTTATATAGTATAATAATCTTATAAAATTATGTAGGGGGTAATATTATGGGGTTATTTGGAGGTAAAGAACCATGCAGCATATGTGGAGGAAAGGGTAAAAATAAAGTTTTAGAAAATGAATATTTATGTAATAATTGTTTTATTAATTTCACAATATTTTCTAGAGAAAGATTAAAAGCAACTAGTGCAATGCAAGTATTAGCTGACCATGAAGGGATAAGAAAATTTATAAATTTTTCTAAAACAAACAGAGAACTGTTAGCAAAATTTGTTGAGACAAATAGAATTAATAAATTTGTATCCATCGACGAAGATAATAACTTTATTAAAATATCAGATATTCGCAAAGGTGGAGATGTAATAGAAAATGTATATGCAACTGATGAAATTATGCAATTTGAACTTTTGGAAGATGGAGAGTCTATAGCTAGTGGAGGATTGGGAAGAGCTGTAGTTGGAGGAGCTTTGTTTGGTGCTACTGGAGCTATAGTTGGTGGAATAACTGGCAAAAAAACAACAAGAAAAGTTGTTGATACATTTAAAATTAAAATAACCTTTAATAATATCAATAATCCTTTGGAATATGTTAATTTGATTAATGCAAAAACAAAAACTAATTCATCTATATATCAGAATGCTTGTAATGAAGCACAAGAAATTTTATCAGTACTTTCAATAATAATAAAAAATAATGATAAAGCTGATAATGAACAAAGTAAAACTAGTGATTCAATAGAACAGGTCAAAGGTTTGAAAGAGTTGCTAGACTTAGGAGCAATAACAGAAGAAGAATTTAATACTAAGAAAAAAGAATTATTGAATTTGTAATATTACAAAGCACTTACTTAGGTAGGTGTTTTTTTATGTAAAAATTTGAGAAAGGAGAGTGAAAATATGGCTACAATACAAACATCCATTAGAATTTTTGATGGAATGACTCCCGCATTTCGTAATATGACTAATGCTATTAACACTACAATTAACAGTTTTGATAGGCTGCAACAAAGGTTGCATAATCCGCTTAACGCAGGTGGAATACAAATATCTCAGCAGAGCTTGAATAATATTGAAAATATCTTAACTAGAATAGAACAGAATATAGAAAAAGCAGATGAACAACAGAGAAGATTTAACGAAGATATTAACAAGGGGGTAAGCAATACAGATAGATTGCTTGGAAGTGTTAAAAAAATTGCTGGAGCTTATATGGGCTTAAAGACGATAGGAGGATTAGGTAGTTTAAGCGACCAGATGACCAGCACGAATGCGAGATTAGCTATGACAAATGATGGTCAATTATCAGATGGAGGATTAAATAAAATGATATTCCAATCTGCTGAAAGGTCTCGTGCATCTTACTTAGACACAGCACAGATAGTCTCAAGGATAGGTATGAATGCAGGAAGTGCATTTTCTAGTACTAGAGAAATTGTAAGTTTTGCTGAACAACTCAATAAAAAGTTCATAATTGCAGGAGCTAGTACCCAAGAAATGAGTTCGGCACTTTTGCAACTTACGCAGGGATTGGGTTCTGGCGTATTAAGAGGTGAGGAACTGAATGCTGTATTTGAGTCAGCACCTAATATTATCCGCTCGATTGCCGATTATCTTGATGTCGACATAGGAAAGATTCGAGGTATGGCGAGTGAAGGAATGTTAACAGCAGATATTGTAAAAAATTCCTTGCTTGCAGCAGCAGAGCAGACTAATACGGAATTTGAGAAGATGCCACTTACGATAGGGCAGATATTTACTAGCATAAAAAACAATGCAATAATGATATTTGGTGCCATACAAAAGAAAATTGAAGATACAGTATCAAGTAGGGGATTCCGAACCTTCATAGTTAATATAACTGATGCTATATATGTTCTTGGAAATGTTGGATATAGTGTCTTCAATGGGTTAATTGATTTATTTAGCAGTCCAGCTTTCCAGGGCTTTTTTAATCTAATGATTGTTGGAGTTAGTATGATTACGCAAGGACTAGGTTGGATAATAACACAAGCACTAAGTGTTGCTAACGTATTTGCACAGAATTGGTCAATTATTTCGCCTGTAATCTATGGTATTGTAGGAGCTTTTATTGCTTACAAAGTTATAATATATTCAGTTTTAATAGCCCAAACAATTTACACAGCAATTACTTTTACACAGTGTTTTGTGACAGCGCTTCTCAGTGGAGAACTATATGTTGCTACAAAAGCAATGCTTATAAACAAGTTAATGACTTTAGGAGTAAGCAGAGCTAATGTGACATTATGTGTGACTATGATTATGGTTGTAGCTACAATAGCTCTAGTAATAGCAGCAATTTTCGTAGGAGTAGCAATATTTAATCATTTCGCAGGAGCTAGTATAAGTGCGACTGGAGTAGTTGTAGGAGCTTTCTATTTTCTAGGAGCTTGTATTTATGACGTATTCGCAGGAGCTTGGAATATTGTAATGGCATTTGCAGAGTTCTTTGTTAATTCGTTTAATATTGTTATCTATAATGTACAGATGTTATTTTATAAATTCCAAAATTTTGTAATAGATTCTATGGGTGACGTTGGAGGAAGTTTTGACAATTGTGCTACAGCTTTAGCAAATGCTTTTGTAAGTGCAGCAAACATAGCAATAAAAGGGATTAATGGAGTTATAAAAGCTTTAAATCTAATCCCAGGTGTTAATATAAATACTTTAGGAAGCTTGGACAAAATAGATTCTTTTGTAAAACAATATAAAGATTATCAAAAAACATTAAAAGAGCCTATTAAGCCACAGGACTGGAAAGCTCCATATGCAGAAATCAAAAATCCATTTGACTCTTACAAAAAAGGGTATGAAGTAGGTCAAAATTTAGAAAATAAATTGAAAGATGCTTTTGACATTAACAAAATAGCCGAAAAAGCAAAAAAAGACTTAAGATTAGACGATTTATGGGATAAAAAATACGGACTTGGTGATGGATTGGGTTCAGCTGGATTAAACTCACCTTTGGGCGATGCAGCAAAAGGAGCAAAAGATACCGCGGGAAATACTGCAAAGATGGCAAAGACTATGGATAAAAGTCAAGAGGACTTAAAATACTTAAGAGACATAGCAGAACAAGAAGTAATAAACAAGTATACAGGAGTCAACATTAAAATTGACATGAACAATACAAACAACATAAGTAAAGATACTGACTTAGATGGAATAGTTAATGTATTAACTGAAAAATTAAACGACGCCATGGTTGTATCAGCAGAAGGCGTAGTTTAGAAAGGAGGTGTAATCGTGGCTTATGATTTTTATTTAGATGGAGTACAATTACCAATTACACCTGGCAAATTAGAAATAAAAACAACAAATAAAAATAAAACTGTAGACCTTATAAATGATGGAGAAGTAAACATATTAAAGACTCCTGGTCTATCTGAAATAAGTTTTGAAGCAGAGTTTACACATAATAAATTACCTTTTTGTAGAGGTCAATTTAGAGATGTTCAATTCTTTTTAAGTAAGCTAGAATTACTAAAAACTGATTGTAAGCCATTTCAATTTATTGTCTCGAGGGAAATGGGTGGAAAAGTACTATTTAACACTAATATAAAAGTATCTCTTGAAGAGTATGCTATTTCAGAAGACGCAGATAATGGTTCAGATACAAAAGTTGCAATAAAGTTAAAGCAATATAGAGATTATTCAACTAAAAAGTTAGTTCCTGCTCAACCTAAAACAACTAATGAGACTGGCAGACCTAATGTAAAAATAGAGCCTAAAAGGGTCGATTCAGTCAATGCACCAAATGCTAAAACATACACAGTCAAGGCAGGGGATAGTCTTTGGTCAATTTGCCAAAAACAGTTAGGTAATGGCTCACTGTATAAGAAGGTATATGAGTTAAATAAATCAATGATGGATAAGGCTAACAAGGGCAAAAAAGTACCTAAATATACCATCTATAAAGGGCAGGTGTTGAGGCTTGTCTGATGAATTAGTTTTGGCAAATGATAGGGATGTAAGATTAGTCATAGCACATTGGGAAGATTTCTACGAACCTGTAGTTTTGGATGGTATCACATGGGAAATTGAAAGGCGAGGAACACCTTCAAAGTTAGAATTTACAATAGTCATGGATGATATATTAGAGTTTTGCGAAGGTAACTCAGTAAGATTATATTACAAAGGTGTAGGCATATTTTATGGATATATATTTCAAAAGAAAAGAGATAAAGAAAATCACATAAAAATTGTTGCTTACGACCAGCTAAGATATTTTAAGAATAAAGATACTTATGTATATAGCAATAAAACTGCAAGTGAACTTGTAAAAATGTTGGCTAAAGATTTTAATTTAAAATACAATGTCATAGAAGATACTAAGTATAAAATATCTAGGATAGAAGAAAATAAAACACTCTTTGACATGATACTAACTGCACTTGATGATACTTTAAGAGAGAAAAAAGAAATGTATACCTTGTATGATGATTTTGGAAGAATAACATTAAAGAATGTTGCATCAATGAAATTAGATACTGTTATGAATAATGATGTCATAGAGGACCTTGACTATAATTCATCAATAGATAGTGATACTTACACAAAGATTAAACTTGTGAGAGATAATGAAGAAACAGGAAAAAGGGATGTATATATTGCTCAAGACTCAGCTCACATGAGAAGTTGGGGAATACTTCAAATGTTTGATACAGTAGACAAAAACATGAGTGAAGTAGAGATAAAACAAAAGTGTGATATACTTCTAAAACTATATAATAAGAAAACTAAGTCATTAAGTTTAAAAAATGCACTTGGAGATATTAGAGTGAGAGCAGGTTGTTTAGTACCTGTTTTTTTAAATCTAGGAGATATTGAATTGCAAAATTATATGTTAGTTGAGAAAGTAAAACATACATTTGAAAATAATTCACATTTCATGGATTTGACCTTGGTTGATGGAGACGAATTTGCTTCTTATTCCTCTTCAAGCTACAGTAGTGGAAATGCAAATAATAAAGATGAAAAGAAAAATGGTCCTGTACAAAGTACCACAAGTAAAGAAGATACTGATATGGCTAATAAGATTAATAAACTACTTAAAGGTAAATTATCAAATACAGGAAATATATTTGTTAAATATTCAAATGCTTATAAAGTTAATCCGGCACTCATGGCTGCTATATCTATGCACGAATCAGCTAGAGGGACTTCAAATATTGCAAATACTAAAAATAATTTCTTTGGAATGAAAAAAAATGGAGATTACATGAGTTTTTCTAGTGTAGACGAAGGAATAAAAAGAGGTATAAGTAATTTATCAAGAAACTATATCCATATAGGACGAAAAACTTTAGAAAGCATCAGAAATAAATATTCTTCTAGTTCAGACAAAGAATGGGTAAAATGTGTAGGTGCATTTTATAAGCAAATAACAGGAAGTACTTATAATTCTAATAGTGCAGGTACAGGAGTTGGAAGTAACGAAGAAGCAGAAAAGAATTTAAAAGATGTAACTTATCAAATTCAAGGCAACAACCAAAGCAGTAGTACAAATAATAGCTCTAAAACAGATAAATTAATTAATGTAGCAAAAAGTAAATTAGGTTGTAAATATGTGTATGGAGCTACAGGACCTAATACTTTTGATTGCAGTGGATTTACTCAATGGTGTTATAAACAAATAGGTATAAAAATTCCTAGGACTGTTGCAACGCAAAGTAAGGCAGGCAGTGCAGTAGATTTAAAAGATAGAAGCAAGTGGAAAGCAGGAGACTTATTATGTAGAGTTGGTGGAGGTAGTAGTAATCACGTAATGATGTATATTGGAAATGGTCAAATGATTCATTCACCACAGACTGGTGATGTAGTAAAAATACAATCAGTTGATTCATATAGAAAAGGAAAAGCATATACACATGTGAGAAGATTTATATAAGTGAGGTGATAATATGAGCCAAGATTTATTGCAAATAATAAAAAAAGCTGCAATGGATGCAGTAGAAACAAGCAACCCAATGCAGATTGCATTTGGAACTATAGAAAGTCTTAATCCATTAGTAGTTAATATAGAACAAAAACTATCTATTGGTGAAATTTTTCTAATACAAACAGATACATTTAAAAGATATACAGATAAAAAGATAGGAGATAAGTTAGTTTTAATTCGTATGCAAGGAGGGCAACAATACTTGATTTTAGATAGGATGTGATAAGGTGTTACCAAGCGATAATTTAGATTATGACATTGAAGATGTATCGATAATTAATTTTGATGTTAGACAAGAACCAAGTAAGACGTTTAAATTGAATATAGAGAAAAATAGAGTAGATGGTATTTGTGATGATGTAGAAGCATTAAAACAAACCATTTTTTTAATTTTAAATACTGAAAGGTATGAGCATCTTATTTATTCTAGAAATTATGGTGTTGAATTAAATGATTTAATTGGAGAACCTATTTCATATGTAATACCAGAACTTGAAAGAAGGATAACAGAAGCACTAATTCAAGATGATAGGATTGAAAATATAGATAATTTTGAGTTTCAAAATATAAAGGGTAAAGTACAATGTAGATTTTCAGTTCATACAAAATATGGAAATATAAAAGCAGAGAAGGTGGTGAGTGTATAATTGTTTGAGTTAATGACATTTGAAAATATAATTAAAAGAATGTTAGATAGTGTACCAGATACTTTTGATAAAAGGGAAGGTTCTATAATATATAATGCTCTTGCTCCTGTTGCTATAGAACTTACAGAAACATACATTGCAATGGATGAATTACTAGACCAAACATTCGTAGATACTGCTAGTTATTATTACTTGGAGAAAAGATGTAAAGAACGAGGAATTACACCACTATCTGCAACTAATACCATTGCAAAAGGAGTGTTTAATATAGATATTCCACTTGATTCTAGGTTTAATCTAGGAGAATACAATTATATTGCAATTGAGAGAATATCTGAAAAAACATATAAAATGAAATGTGAAACTGCTGGACCTATATTTGAGTTAGGAAAACTAATACCTATTGAATATATAGATGGTCTTGAAACTGCTGAACTAACTGAAATCTTGATAAATGGAGAGGATGAAGAGTCAGAAGATAGTTTAAGACAAAGATATTATGATAGCCTAAATTCACAGAGCTTTGGTGGGAATATACAAAACTATAAAGATGAAGTTAACAAAATACAAGATGTTGGAGGAGTTAAGGTTTATCCTGTGTGGGACGGTGGAGGAACTGTTAAGTTAGTAATAATTAACTCTAATTTCAAAGTACCATCAGAGGATTTAGTTAATTTAGTGCAAGAAGAAATTGACCCAATTGGACATCAAGGACAAGGCTTAGGATTAGCACCAATAGGGCATAAAGTTACTGTTACAGGTGTTGTAAGTACAACTATAAATATATCAGCAGAGATAACATACAAAAATGGCTACACTTGGGAGAATATAAAATCAATTGCAGAAGAAGCAATAGACGACTATTTAAATGAACTTAACATGAGTTGGGAAGATGAAGAAAACTTAATAGTCCGTATATCTCAAATTGAAACTAGATTACTTAGTATTGATGGAGTATTAGACATTGCAAATACAATGATAAATGAGGTTAAATCTAATCTAACAATAAATAGTAACAGTATAGTAGTGAGAGGTGAGGTAGTTGGATAAAGAGATTAATCTAATAAATTACTTACCACAAATTCTACAAGATAAAGAAGAATATATAAAAGTATTTAATGTAGAAAATAAAGAAATAAAAACATTATATGATAAATTAAAGGACCTATCAAATGACCAGTTTTTAGAGGACCTAACTATAAGTGGTATAAAAAGATGGGAAAAGATAATGTCTATAACTCCTAAAAGTAATGAGAGTTTAGAAGATAGAAGGTTTAGGATTTTTAGTAAATATATAAGTAAACTACCTTACTCAGAGAGATTTTTAAGGAACTGGCTAGATAATGTAGTTGGAGAAGGCAATTATGAGTTAACTATAAATAATGCTACTTATAACATACATCTTGAAAGTGATGCTAGAAATCAAGATTGGTTTGAGGAAGTTCATTCTTTTGTAAGTAATATTAAGCCATGTAATATGACTTTAGATTACACTAGAGTGCTTATAAGCAAAGACAATTATATGAATTTTGGTATAACAACCCTAATGGGTCAAGAAATAACTATATACCCTTGGAGTCCACCAGATATAGAAACTTATGGAGAAATTGATGTATTAACTGGCAATGGAGTTGGATACCAAGAGATAACAATATTTTAGGAGGTGATATATTGGCTATAGATAAAAGTTATTACACTATAATTACAGATGTAGGAAAAGCAAAGATAGCAAATGCAAGTGTCACAGGTAATAAAGTGGGATTTGTAAAAATTCAACTTGGTGATGGAGGAGGGAGTGAATATACTCCAACTGAGAGTCAGACAGCTCTCAAAAACGTGGTATGGGAAGGCAATATTGGAAATACAACTACAGATGAAACTGCACCAAATTGTATAATATTAGAGAGTTTAATACCATCAAGTGTAGGCGGATTTATGATAAGAGAAATAGGATATTTAGATGATGAAAATAATTTAATTGCCATTTCTAAATACAAAGAGTGTTATAAACCTTCTATAGAACAAGGTGCAGTGGTAGACATGAAGGTTAAAACTGTGCTTATTGTATCTAATGTAAATAATATAGAACTTAAAATTGACCCAACAATAATCTTTGCAACACTCAAAGATATACAAGACTTAGAAACTAAAATAGGTACTGTTAATACTAAAATAGATACAACTAAAACAGAATTAACAAATAATTTAGAAACTGCTAAAACAGAGTTAAATACTAGAATTGACACAGAAAATGAGAAACAAAATATTAAAATTGACCAATTAATCGCAGGTGGTTCAAATGTGGCATCTACTCAAATAATAACAATTGATGATTGGGTTGAGGATGCAGAAAATGGATTCAAAGCAACTGTAACACATAGTTTATTAACACAGAGAATAGTTGTAAATATTATAGATGCTACTACAAAAGAAAATGTAGTTACAAACTTTAAAATTATAGATGATAATTCTATAGAAGTTAGAAGTGAAACAAGGTCAGAATTAAACGTTTATGTGATAAATGGAAATGCAGAAACTCATTTTATAAATGCAACTGTAGATGATAACAGAGTGTCTGAAATGACTACTTATTCGTCTAAGAAAATAGAGGATTCTATTAGCAGTATACAGCTTATAGATACCAGTATAAGTATTACAGATGCTAATGATAGATTTACAAGTGATAAGTTAGATGGAGTATTAGAGGAAATAATGGTAGAAATAAGTGGTCAAAGAACTAAAGGAATAACTATAGTGAATAATTTAATAGATATGATTTAATGAAGGAGAGTGAAAAATGGCAACAAAATTAGAAGAAAATGCAAAACTAAGAGAAATGATAGATACATTAGAAACTGCAAAAAATGATTTGCAAGTAGGTAAAAATAATATAGCTGATGTTCTAGGTTCACCCTTTACAGGGAATGACAAGTTAGATACAACTAGGAATACATTAAATTCAATTAGAAGTACTTTTGTTTCAAACCTAAATAAAAAAGGCGTATCAACTGCAAGTAATACACCTTTTAAAATATTAGTTGAAAATGTAGGAAAAATAGAACAGGGAAATATGAATGTTCCAATTTGGTATAAACCAAAAAATATTTCAATAACCACGGCTTCTGATTCTTATATAAGAAATGATAACTATGCTGCGGCTATAGGCGAAGAAGTTTTTTTCTTTATTAAATACGACAAAAATACAATGTATCTCAGAAAATATAATACTATAGCAAATTCTCTTACAAGTCTTGCATCTCCAGCATATAACACTAATTTTTTACTTGTAAGTTATAATGACGAAATTTATCAAATAGGTGGATTATCTGGTAGCACAGCTTTAAGTACTTGTAAAAAATATAATGTAAAAACTTTAACTTGGAGTTCTTTACCTAACATGGGAGCTAATAGATTTGGAGCAGGTGGAGAAGCATATAAAAATCAAATACATGTTTTTTATGGAAAGAAAAATACTACTGACAGTGTAGCTGTTAATACCTCTGAATATTTTCTTGTAGATACAAATACATGGACCAATAAAGGGAATTTACAACTTTCAAAATACGCTGGTTACACTTGTGCAAAAGGTTCAAATAATTTTGTTGTATATGGTTTAAGTGACCCAAATAATGTTTATTCTGTAATAATAGCTAATTATAGTCCAATAGCTGGAACTATAAGTGGTAGATATGGTACATCAGGGTCATTTGTTGTACCTATAAAAAATTATTTGCTTTTAGGTAATTACGATTATTATTCATCTGGCAAGTACACAACCATAGCATTTGGGGAAAATGGGAGAATTTTTGAAAGAAATTTAGGAGATTTAAGAATACCATCAAGTTATGACATTAAAGCTGTTTCAGTTGAAGATAAATTTGTATATTATTGTTCAAATGGAAATATTATATGTTTTATACCAGAACTATAAAATTAGTAACTATTTGTTTAGAAATGGTTACTTAAAAAAGTAAAAGAGATAGAAATTTAAACTATTCTAAAAACAGCTTTATATTTTAAATTAATTTACTTTAATGTATAAGGTAGTAAATTCAAAGATTACAAAAGTATTAAGTAACCATTTCTAAACGAAAGGATACTTAAAAAGGAGGCAGGAATTTAATGACTATAAAATTAGAAGAAGATTCAAGTATAAAAGAAGTTATGGACTCTTTTGAGAATATAAAAAATGACCTTCAAAATGCTAAAGACAACTTAGCTAGTTCGCTAGGAAGTCCTTTTATTTCAACTGATTCATTTAGCACTACTAAAACAAAAATACAAACTTTCAAGAGTACATTAGCAACTAATTTAATCAAAAAAGGTGTTTCAACTTCTTCAAATGAAACCGTTCAAAATATGGTAAGTAAAGTTGATGATATTGAACTAGGAAATACAGACATACCAAACTGGTATAAACCTAAAAATATAATTTTTGATGGGTTTTCTTCAAGTTTACAACAATATCCTTCGTGCATAGCAGTAGAAAATTATATATATTTTCTTTGTAAGAATACACTAGGTTTGTCGCTTTTACGCTATGATACGTTGACAAATGTTAATAATTCTTTAGCAAGACCGTCAGTTTGTGATGATGCATTAATGGTTTATCATGATGGTTATATTTATAGAATAGGTGGATATAACGATAGTTCAGCCGCTCCAAGTTGTCAAAGATACAATATAAAGACAAACACTTGGTCTTATATTTCTAATATGATTACACCTAGGGGTGGAACATGTGGAAATACTTATTCCGACGAAATACATGTTTTGTATGGTTATACAGATACAAATTACGATACAGTAACAAGTGCTATTAGTGAATATTATAAAATTAGTACAAACACTTGGTCGACTAAAACAAATTTACCAGCTTCTCGCAATAGAAGGTTATTTGTATGTTCAAAAACAGATACCTACACTTTTTGTATAACAGGAACAACAGACCCAAGCAGCTATTGGGATACTTGTATAAGTAGCTACAAACCAGCTTATGGTACTCTTACAAGAGTAGAAGGTGTATACCTTGGCTTTGCAACAAGTATTAATAATATGTTATATACAGTGTACCGTGGCGATACATATTTTTACGTAGGCGGGTATAATCAAAATGGTGTAGTATTTTCAAGAAAGTATGATAAAAAAAATTCTACATTTCCATATGATTCACTACTTAAAGCTGTATCAGTAAAAGATAAATTTATATATTATTGTGAGAATAGTAGGTATAAATGTTTTATACCAGAATTATAAAAAAAGGAGAAAATAAAAATGATAAAAATATGGGATAAAAAAGAAAAAATAAATGGAGTAGAAGCAGAAGAAATTTTAAAAGGTAATTATGATTTCCAAACAAGTGAGGTATTTCTAATACTTGATGATTATAACAGAGTTACAAATATAGAGTCAGTTAATACGATTAAATCTATATATAAACTAGATAAGAGTTTGACAGCTTTAGAAACAGCAGAAAAATATTTAGAAATGCATAAGAAACAAGAAGAAGAGATAGAAAAAGCACATGAGGAACTAGAAAAAAATTCTAAAAATGCAACTATAGCTACACACGAAGAAGTAAAAGCATTAAGAGAAGAAACAGCAGCGTTAACTTTTGCAATGATGGAAAAGGAGTTGATATAACATGTGGTACAAAATAATAAAAAAATACTATGAAGATGAGTTATGGACTAAGGAACAAGTTAAAACAGCAGTAGAAAAGAATAAGATAACAACAATAGAATATAAAAATATCATTGGAGAGGATTATATTGTATAGTCCTTTTTTAATTTTATATAGTAACTATTTGTCAAGAA